ATGCTTAACTTTCTTTACGTTATTCCCAAGGTACGCTAACACATCATTTCGTTTGATTACGTTTTCTTGCATCGTTTCCCTTTTGCATTTGTACATTCGATATGCTGGACACTTAACGTGGCAAGCTACCTCTCTGTATTCGCATCCCTTACATGGTGCACTCAATATTAATACTCCCTATTCCTCGTTTTCCTCTATCTCTTCAACTTCCACCTCGTCATACCAATCATATAAATCGCAACTATCCACATCTTCTGTAAGTTCAATTACATTAGCTTGTTGTACAGCTTCTTCATAACTTTCACACTCTACAATTTTTGAAAACCCAATTTTTACATAGCCTGTAATTTTAAATTCTTTCATATCATCACCTCTTAGAACGGAATATTTTCATCTTGATTTGTGTTTTCAAAACTATCAAAGTTGCTAGATGCAGTTTCATCATTTGTTAGTGATGTACCAACGAAATTTGCCACTACTTCTGTTACATATCGTTTTTGTCCGTCTGCCGTTTCATATGAACGTGTTTGAAGTCTACCCTCTACAAACGCTCTATTGCCTTTACGCAAATTACCAATACTTTCGCCTAGCTTTCCCCAAGCCACACAGTTGATGAAAGCGGTTTGTTCTTTTGTTTGCCCCTCACTATCTAAGTAAGTATTGCTTGCTGCAACTGTGAAAGTTGCAACTGCCTTTCCACTTTGTGTGTAACGCACTTCAGGATCACGTGCTAAATTCCCCATAATTTGTACTGTATTCATTCAATTCTCCTTTAAATCTTTTGTTCGATGCACATTGTGCCTTTGTACACCTTGATGATTTCCTCTAGGCTTTCAAAGGTTCGTGCATCTGCTTTCATAATCATTTGCATCTGTTGAGTTGCCTCTTCTTGTGTATCTACATTTAGAGGTATCTCAATAGTGATTACCATCTTTCGTTTATTACTTGGCATTTATCCACCTTACCAATAACTAAGCTGGTTTAGTTCCGCCTCTACATCATCAATAAACACATCGTAGCTAGGGTGAATGTGGCAATCTATTGTTGCCTCATTTCTCATGATTTCTAGCAAGTTTTCAATCTTGGTTCTTGCTTGTGCCTCGTTATTTGCTAGCACTTGAAAGCTAACATTAAAGCTAACGTTTACACTTACATCAAACTCTTTTACTCTTTCCCTCACGTTTAACCCCCTATTGCTTGTTTCAGAAGTTCCTTGCCACTATCTGACAAGTTACTTTGTTCAATTACTTTCGCTACATCTACTGGTTCTTTTGCTACTTCTACTAGGTTTCCAGTTGCAGTCATTTCTATTTGCTTTTGACCAGCACTAATCAATGCACGTTCACGTTCTGCTTTCTCCCTTGCTTTAAGTAGCAAGTGATTGTCTTTAATCGAATTAGACAATCTCAATCGCTCACGTTCTCTTATTTCTTGCACTTCGTAGTTTTTAACAAACTGCGCCCTACATGATGTTTCATTGAAATTATCGCCATTTTGAGGGTCAAACGATTTCCAAATTGCTTTGGCACATTGCTTTGTCAAACCCTCTAATTTATCTAAACCCTTTTCGTAGCCATATGATCGTGCTACTTGATACACCCTTTCCCATGCATCTTGTGCGGTTGGAAGTTCCTCATGTGCATTTACAAAGGCACTTAATGCGGAACATTCCTCTCTAATTTCTGCAATGCTAGGTAAGAACTTACTGCGTTTTATTAAATTAGCCACCGCTTGCTCCAAGGTAACAGGATTAATATCAGCAAGCATAGATACATACAACTTCATACGTTCTTTTGGAATATCAGTAGACCACGCTATCTGTAACATCGATAGCGCCGTTGTTGTCCTCAAATTGTTCGTTTGCATATTCTTCCATCAACTCCTTTACTACGTTGATTGCATCTTCCTTGCTATTCTTTTTAGAATTAGGTTTTCTGTATTCGCTACGCTCCCAAGTCCTAACCGCTGCTTTCCAATCTTTCATGGAGTTCTTTCCTACTTTCCAGCCGTTGCTTTCGTAGTAGTCAAAGAAATGTTCAGCGTTTACCTTGTTATTACGTTCAATGCAATAGTCTTGTATTTCATTAATAGTAGGTTTAACAAAGCGTTTAGCTTTGGTAGGTGATTTATTCGCCTTAGTATCTAACTCTATCTCTAACTCTTTCTCTATCTCTAACTCTTTCTCTATCTCTCCGTTACACAACTGTTTCACTTGCGTTACATCGGTGTTACATTGTAACGCTTTTTTTCTTTCTCGATGCTTACGAACCCTACTAGCTATTGCAGTTTCACACCCTGTACTATCTTTTGTATCTGGTAGATAGTATTCTTCGTCAGAACACATTTCTAGTAGTCCACTTTTGAGTAGGTACTGTATTGTTATTTGTACATTCTCTTCTTTTTCATCAAGATCTAATGCGAGTTCTGATGCAAAATCATCTTCAAGTCCGTCAAAGTAAAGTTTTCCATCACTCATGATTGAACGTAGTAACATTTTGAGATAGATAATTGTATAGGTATCACCACCTGCAATCTTTCTTAATCGTTTAATTTCTTTTCTTTGGAAGAAATCTTTATGTAACTTCAACCAAAAGTATCGTTTAGGTTCGCTCATAGGCTAATCCTTGTTTAGACTTTCGATAAATTCTTCTTCCGTCAAAGGTTTACCTAGCATGGCAATTCTAGTAAGTGCTTTTGCGATTTCTTCTTTCTCGTTTTCTACAACTAATACACTATTAACCATCGCATAGATTGCACTTAGTTCTTCAATTATTCTGTTATTGAATGTTTGTTCACCTTGGTCTGCTTTGTAAAACTCAATACGATTTTCAACATATGCACTAATCATTACTAATTCGTTCATATTCATCTGTCCTCTTTTCTATTTCCTCTAACAAGTGTTTGCGTATCTCTTTTGCGAACACTCCATGTGCTTGATTGTGGCATTGCATACACAAGCAAGCTAGATTTCTCAATTCACTTAAACCACCTTGTGAACGGAATACGATGTGATGGCATTGTGCAGCAGGATAGCCACATATAACGCAACACCCATTATCTCGTTCATAGGCTAACTTCCTTGTTACTGCGTATAGTTTGTTATCCTCACGTTTTCGTTTGTTCATTACCCCACCCCTCTATGAGTGATCTAATGTATTCAGATGGCTCTAATCGAATACCTAGCTGGTTACATTCATCAACTAGGCAATCAATTAGCCTTTGCATTTCAGTTACTGTGTACACCGATGAGCCGTGATAACACATGATATTGTGATAGCCATCTAGTGTTTTACATTCACCTATATCTTCTGCAAGCCAGCCAAGTCCATGACCTTGCCATATTTGTATATAGCGGTCTACTGCATCGGTTCTTACAGGAATATAGGTAAAATGTCCACAGTCTTTTATAGCTTTTCTGTACACATCTTCCTTTGATGTGTAACCATTCTTGCTTAACTCATCGGCTATACGCTGGCATAACACCCATGCATAACTATTTGAATTAAGGCTACGGCTTTTAGACTTCTTTTTAACCTCTACTGTGTATTCTTTATCTACATCAATATTTGTTAAATCGTTGTCTTTAGGTGCTGGTATTACAACCATTACGCCCAGTGGTGAACGTAATAGTTCAATACCTTTAATTGTCCATTTCATCGTTTATACCGCTGGGAATTAACCCAGTCGAACGCTTTCGAGTAATGATCACGTGTCATTTCATCCGTGTTTTTTACCTTTAATTCATTCTTTAGATAGTCTTTCAAGGCTTCCTCTGTAACACCGCCTTGCGTTGCTCTAGCTTTCAATGTTTTCCAAATATAAGCGGTGTTTTGTGGCAAAGGTTTATCCTCTACACTATCTGCATCTTTGGTATCATCGATAGCAAACAAGCCATTTAGTGCATATTTTCTAGCATAGCTAGATGTAGCACCAGTTACTTGACTACTATCCATACCTTTCTTATCAAGGCTTTCACGAGCATATGCAGATGTACTGATGCAATTATCACCGTCAAATAGCGTTGCAGTTGCTTTAATGTAATATCTATCGCCAATCAACTCAACCGCATCATCTATGGTTAAATACAAGCCGTATTTATTAAGTAGTGGCTTAACACCCTCTAGGATATCTTCACATGAGCGGTAGTTATATTTACCGAATGAGTTATATTGTCCTTTAGGTGCTTTGAGTTCTGATTGAACCGCCACCACCTTTTCTTGAAATGTCATATCTGCCACTTTATCACCTACTTAATATAGAAATTCATGTTTGTTTGAATGTGTACACCATTGATTTCTTCGCCAGCTTTAAGTGCTTTTTTAATTGCAGTCTTATCGGCTTTAACTTCTGTTTTGGTGTAATCACTAGGAATAGCAGTTAGATCATCAACTTCTACACTTTCAGATTTACGATAACCACACTTAAATGTGCCTACTTCCAACTTATCGATACCCTTAGTTTTCAATGCGTATTCAATGTTAGTTTTAAGCCATTCAGTATTACGTTCTTTTTGTTTCTTTAGGGTGGTTAGGCGGTTGATTTCCGCCTTGATACCCTCAATATCGCTTTCAACATTCTTAATGTATTTAGCGGTATTTTCTACCTTTTCTTCAATGGATACATCAATCATTTCTAATGTATCGTTGATAGCTTGTAGTTCTTCTTCTGTTTCTGC